AACGAGGTAACGGGCGTTTGTTTTGATAAGTTGAGCCGGATTTTTGACGGTCGTAACCCGGCGTTCAATTATCAGTTCCAAAACCCGGAACAAAGGGGCGATTGGGAGTATTACCGTCAAGACGTATTACACGAACCGGAAATTTGGAGTACAAAAGGGTGGGAGTTTTTCCAAACCGAAATAAATAGCGTTCTTGTTGTCGATATGCCGAGCGAACAAAACCCCGCCGACAAATACCCGCAACCGTATTTCTATTGGCTGCCTATTGCATCCGTGATTGATTACAGAGCCAACCCGATGACGGGGGTAATGGATTATATCATATTCAGACAAGACGGGGAGCGTATCGCAGTAATTGACGACGAACGTTATAGAGTTTTCAGAGAGGACAAAAACCACAATATCGGCGAATTGCTGATTGATAACCCGCACGACGTCGGTTATTGTCCCGCCCGTTTCTTTTGGAATGAACCGTTGAGTTTATCGGAACCCGACGTTAAGCAATCCCCGCTAACCAAGCAATTGGAGGCGTTGGATTGGTTTTTGTTTTACCATATCAGCAAGCGACATTTAGATTTGTACGGTGCATATCCGATATATTCCGGGTATGAACAAAGTTGCGATTTCAGTAACGGCGAAAATGGCGATTATTGCGACGGTGGGTTTTTAAAAGACAAACAAGGGTTTTACAGATTGGACGCCGCCGGGCTTTTGATGCGTTGCCCCAAATGCGGGGATAGTCGTATTAACGGCGTCGGTTCGTTCGTTGAAATACCAGTACCGGACGGGGATAAACAACCCGATTTGCGTAACCCAGTGCAAATGCTAACCGTTGACCGTGGGAGCTTGGATTATAACGTTGAGGAAGAAAGCCGTTTAAAGAATGACATTATTACGTCGGTTGTTGGAACCAACGAGGAAATAACCACACGGGACGCATTGAATGAGCAACAAATACAGGCGAATTTTGAGAGCCAAAGCACGGTGTTAAACCGGGTAAAAAAAGGATTTGAGGCGGCGCAACAATTCGTCGATGAAACCGTTTGCCGCTTGAGGTATGGCGGTTTGTTCGTTTCTGCAAAAGTCAATTACGGCACGGAGTTTTATTTATCCAACGCAACGGAGTTACGGGAACGTTACAAGGTGGCAAAGGAAAGCGGCGCAAGCGAGGCGGAATTAGACGCGCTACAAAACCAAATTATCGAAACGGAATACCGGAACAATCCAACCCAATTGCAACGTATGTTGACGTTGGCGGAATTGGAACCGTACCGACATTTGACCCGTAACGAGGTATTGGATTTGTACGACAAACAGATTATCAGCGAAAGCGATATGCGTATAAAGTTGAATTTTGCTAACTTTGTACGCAGATTTGAGCGTGAATATTTGAACGTCTTAGAGTTTGGGTATAATATGCCGTTCAACTCTAAGATAAATTTTATAACAAATAAATTTACTGATTACGCAAATGAGCACAATGTTAAGTAGTCATGTTCATAAATTAGTTGCTGATACACTTTTAGTTAGAATTAATTGTATTTGGAAATTTAATAAACAAATTTAAATTATGAGAGTGAAAGTAAGCGAGGGCAGAACTAAAGACGTTGCGATTATCGACGTTACGCCCGAAAATTACATTGTCCCCGACAATGAGAAACATTTGTATCATTGCGTTGTCGAAATTAAGAAATTCGACAGCGAAACGGGCAAACGGTTATCAATCCCCCGCATTCAGAAATTCGGCAAAAAAGGCTATGAAAACAGCATTGCCGAGCATTTGAAAAAGCAGGGTTATACGATTACCGTATTGCACGACCCAAACGAGTACATGAAAGCCAGAGCCGAGGCGGACGAAAAGACAAAGGCAGAAAGAGCCAAAGACGTCGAGGCAAAAGCCAAAGCCGATGCCAAAGCGAAAGCCGAGGCGGACGCCAAAGCCCGTGCCGAGGAAAAGGCAGCGTTGAAAGCCGAGATTTTGGCAGAATTGAAAGCGGCGGGCGTTATCCCGGCGACAACTGCAAAGGAAGCCGAGGCGGACGCCAAAGCCCGTTCCGAGGAAAAGGCAAGGGCAGAAAAAGCCAAAGCCGAAGCCAAAGCGAAAGCCGAGGCGGACGCCAAAGCCGAGGCAAAAAATAACCGAATATTAATTTAATAATCAAAGTGAAAGATTATGGCATTAACGATTGATGTTTTAAAGGCAAATGCGGCATTAGCCGGATTAACCGACGAACAATTGACAGCGATAACCACGTTATCAGTCAACGACGAAAATAGCGTAATAGGAAAGAAAACCGGGGAAATTTACGGCGGTTTGGATGCGGACATTTTAGCCGTTACCGGCATCGCCAAGAACGGAACCGAAAAAACGTTTGATTATGCCAAACGAGTATTAACCGAGTTCAAGACCAAAGTTGAGGGCGCAAACGGTCTGCAATCACAGATTGACAGACTAACCCAAGAAAAGGCACGTTTGGAAAAAGCCATTGCCGACGGTACAACGGACGAGGAAACCGCAAAGGCATTGAAGCAAGCAAAGGCAGATTTGCAAAGCGTTACGACCCAATACAACGATCTCAAAACGAAATACGACCAAGCCGAACAAACCCACACAAACGAGGTGTTCGGCATTCGTGTTGAAACGGCATTGCAGACAGCAACCGCAGGATTGAAGTTTAAGGCAGGGTTGCCGGAAAGCGCAACAAAGGTTTTGCTAGACCAAGCGATTGCAAAGATTAAGGGCATGAACCCCGAATTTATCGACGACGGAAAGGGCGGCAAAATGTTGGCGTTTAAGGACAAAAACGGCGCAATCATGCGCAACCCGAACAATCAGTTGAACCCATACACCCCCGGCGACCTTTTGACCCGTGAATTGGAAACAATGGGTATTTTGGATAAGGGACGCCAAGCGGCGGGCGGCGGAACGGTTCCCCCAACGGGCGGCGGTGCGGGCGGTAATGTTGCCGTTGACATATCCGGAGCAAAAACGAGGGTTGAGGCATACGACGTAATTGCAAACACTTTGCAACAACAAGGTTTGCAGATTGGAACGGCCGAATTTGATGCCGGAATGAAACAGGCATGGCAGGACAACAATATTGCCGCATTGCCGGAAAAGTAAAAGACAACACGGGTAAAGGGTAAACCCGCATTTATAAACAATTTAATTTTTCAAACAATGAGTTTAATTGCAACAAGAGTACAGGATTGGCGGATAGGGAACCCGGAGTTGGACCGTAATATGTTCCGCCCGTGCGAGTACGGCGCATTGGATTTCTTCATTGAACAAACCAATGCCCCTAACTCAATTATTAGCCCTAATTTAAGGGATAGGGCATTGGCAAGTATTGGCAACACGGTACAAATTCCAGTTATCAATTATGACGGAGATGTAGAGGTTAGCAATGTGCGTTCGTGCGTTATTGCCGACAATGAAAATACGTCTTCATTGGTAACGCTTGCTTGGGCTACCTATGCAATCGGGTTTACAATGGTTCCGGCGGCATACTCGAACAATGAGATTTCGTATAACCATGACTTTATGCGAAAAATGGAGAGAACAACCCGTGCGTTGGCGGACGCTTTGGATAAAGGAGCCGTTGCCGCATTGGAGGCGAACAAAACGCAGGTGTTCAAAACATTGCTCAATTACACGCAGGTCGGGAACGCTGTACAAGTGCCAACCCAAATGGCAACCGAGATTTTGGGCGACATTAACCCAATCATGCGGGCGAATTGTTACCCGGAATATATCCACCTTATCGCAAATGCGGGGGTTGATAGCCTGATACGCAAGTTGGCGCAACATGACGTTTACAACGACGTTAATAAGCGCATGGAGTACGACAACAAGGTATTGCATTATACCAACAACGTAACCGATGAAACGGGCAAAATGGGAACAATGTTTGCCGTTGCAGATGGAAATGTTGGTATCTTGACCCGTGTTGACCGTGAGGCATACCGCCGAACCCGTGCGAATTTCCACGAATGGGACATTGTACGTTTGCCGTACATTGATTTGCCCGTTGGTTCGCATTATTATACAGCCGTGGGCGACCAATCGGCGATTATGGACGACGCAACCGCCGATTTGACGTGTGCCGTCAAGGAGTATTTCGGATTTAGCGTTGATGTTGCCTACATGGTAGCATATAACAGCAATCCGACCACCGTGGCAAATCCCATTATCAAAGCCGAGATTGCAGCACGCAATCCGAACGAACCGCTAGGAATGCCCGTATATGTAACCAACGCCGGGGAATTTCCCGCCGGGGGGGCAGGCGCATGAGACGGAAAACGGAACAGTTATTTAACCGAGGGGACGGGGTGGTTATCCCCGCCCCTCTTTTTAAATTAATGATATATTGTTAATGCTGTAAGGGTGTAAAAAAACTTGTGGCGGTTATATTTGGGCTTATGTATAGGATTAAGGAAATACAAGATAAGTTATTGCACGTCGTCGGTTGGGAGCAATCATATAATCCCGCCGAGGCAATCGCCGAACGGTTGACAGAAACCGAAAGCGGATTATATTTTCAAGGGGCGCACCCGCTTGTAACGTTGGATAATATGGCGGCAATCGTCCCGGACAATTGGGGCTTTCAATACCCGGTTTGGAACGATGCAAAGGAATGGAAAGCCGAAACCGTGGTGCAATACGCCAACGATGCGGCGGGCAAACCTTTGTATTGGGTCGCTTTGGTTGATAACGTCGCCGAGGTTCCCGCCGAGGGTTCGACTTTTTGGGATAAATACAATATATTGTCCGACTATTTAGAGCGTTTGACCCGCAACGGAATTTCCACGGCGGTACAAACGTTTACTCAAACAAAGGGATTGGATAAGGAAACAAAGAACCTATTGGAGCGTCGCACGTTCTTTGATGGTTCGGGACGTATCAGAGCAACCCAACCGAATAATCATAAGTTGGTAGGCTTTGAGATTATCCCGGTGCGGGCGATGGGAGTAACGGCACAAATACACCGAATTGGCTTACAAATGACGGGCGGAACCGGGATTGTGAAATTGTACCTTTTCCATAGTTCACAGATTGACCCTGTAAAAACGTTTGATTTGAATTTTACGTTGACAAATGGCGGCTTTCAATGGTTCACGTTGGAAGATTGTTTTTTGCCGTATATAAGCGACGCAAACAACGCCGGGGGTGCGTGGTTCCTTTGCTACAATCAAGACGATTTGCCCGCTGGAATGCAAGCAATTAACGTGTCGAAAGATTGGAGCCGGGAACCGTGCGGAACGTGTACCGGGTACGGCAATATTGAGGCATGGCGGCAATTGACAAAGTATTTGCAGATTTCCCCGTTTATGTACAACGCCCCGGAAACATTCGCCGAATACCCGGAGTTGTGGGATATAGCCTATACGATGTACACTAATACGCTGAATTACGGGTTGAATTGTGAAATAACGGTGGGTTGCGACCTAACCGATTTTATCGTTGAACAACGGGCGATGTTCCAGACGGTAATACAACGTCAGGTTGCGGCAATCGCTTTGCGCACGTTGGCAATGAACCCCAACGTAAGGGTAAACCGGAACCAATCCAACGCATCTAAAATGGAAATTTTATACGAGTTGGACGGGAATGTTGAGGGACGCCCCGGCGGTTTGGGTTATGACCTTAAAAAAGCGTTTGAGGCTTTGCGGTTAGATACGCAAGGAATTGACCGTATTTGTTTGAGTTGCAACAACCGGGGCGTTAAGTACCGGACAACGTAATTGCATTATGGCGGGATTACAATCAATAATTGATTTGCGCAACCGGGTTAATACATTTAACGACGGGTTGACGTCCGGGTTGATTATACGGGACATAATCGACGACGGAATGACAACGGCGTTTATCATTGATGCCAACGCCGAGGAACAATTATTTGAACAGGGTATTAACCGATTGGGCGTTGACATAATGGATTATCGACCTTATACCCCGCTAACAATAGCCATTAAGGAGGGAAAGGGACAACCGACGAACCGGGTAACGTTGCGGGATGAGGGCGATTTTGAGAGTAGTTTTTATTTGGAAGTCGGCGACAAACAATTTGAAATCAAGGCGTCGGATTTCAAGACGGAAGATTTGATAAAAAAGTACGGGCGGCAAATATTGGGATTGACGAACGAAAACATTGCCAAACTGATTTGGCAATACGTTTATCCGGATTTGCTAACCAAAGCAAAAAAAACGATATACGGAAATGGATAGAGTACCGATTATAAAGAACCCGGAGTTATTCGACCGGGTTATTGCAAATATTCAAAAGGGATTGGCGGACGGGTTGCCGTGGCTTAACTATTCCTTTGGACGCTCTGAACGGTTGGTTAAGTCCATACAAGGAAAACGATATTATACGCCCAATATTTACGTCGGCGGCAATGAATATATGTTGATTGCCCCGGATAGTAATATAGGGAATTTTTCGTTTTTCGTGTTGGACGACCCACAACAAATTGATTGGTTCCCCGGCGAACAAAACAAATATACAACGCCGTTTTCGGTTATCTTTTGGTTTGATATGCGCACGATAACCAACGACCCCAACAACCGGAATACGGAGGCGGTCAAACAACAAATAATGCGGGTATTGAATGGCGGTATTTGGTTACGTTCCGGTTCCATGACAATAAACAGAGTGTACGCAAATGCGGAAAACATATTTGCCGGGTTCACTTTGGACGAAATAGACAATCAATTTTTAATGCACCCGTTCGGCGGTTTTCGCTTTGAGGGTGTATTGTCAGTTAATCAACCTTGTAACATTTAACGATATGGTAACTTTCATTATTTGGGCTTTGGTCGTGGCAACCGTGGCGGCGTTCCTGTTGACCCTGTTAAAAAAGTGGGGCGTTGTTGAGTACGTCCAAGTTCACGGCAACGACTTTTTTGTTAAGATGTTCAATTGCGGCTTTTGCTTATCATGGTGGGCGGGGGTCGTTTTGTCAGTCCTGTTTGCTATATGCACCGAGAACCCGGCATTGTTATTGGTTCCGTTTTGTTCAACAGTCATAACCCGCATATTATTATGAAAACGACAAAGATAGGGGGACGGGCGGTTGTGTTGTATGACAGTATCGACGAATTGCCGATTTTGCGATTTCACGCATATAACAAAATGTTGCTTATCGACGCCGGGGTTGGGTCGGATTTGAACGATTGGGATGCGCACATTGAAAAGGCAATCCGGTTTATCCGAAAGGAAAAGCCGGATTTGGCGGAAATGGAATT